TAGGAGAACCGAGGGGTTCGTCTTGCCAATACCAACCCTATTAGTTTCTGCATCCACATGGAGGGTATCAGTATCCACAGTCAAGTTGGAAGAGATATAAACATTACCAACAACATGAAGGTTTGCACCAGGTGTTGTAGTTTGAATACCAACTCTGTCATTCACAAAGAGAGTATCAGAGTCCACATTTAGACTTGTGGCCGTTAGGGTTCCAACATTTGAGGTACCTAGGACATCTAGGGTATATTGGGGTTGGTTTGTACCAATACCAACCCTATCAGTTCCAACATCCACATGGAGGGTGTTTGTATCCACAGTCAGGTTTGAAGAAACATAAGCATTACCCTCAACATGAAGGTTTGCCCCAGGTGTTGTAGTTTCAATACCAACCCTACCAGTTCCTTGGCTCACATAGAGGGTATCTGTGTCAACAAGTAGACCACCAATATTTGAGGTACCTAGGACATCTAGGATATATTGAGGTTGGTTTGTACCAATACCAACTCTATCAGATCCAGCATCCACATGGAGAGTATTTGTATCCACAGTCAAGTTTGAGGATACATATACATTACCCTCAACGTGAAGGTTTGCCCCAGGTGTTGTGGTTTCAATACCAACCCTACCAGTTCCCTGGTTCACATATAGAGTATCTGTATCAACCGAGAGGCTCGTGATATTCAAGCTCCCAAGATTTGAGGTACCATGGACATCTAGGTTGTACTCAGGTAGGGTAGTACCGATACCAACCCTATCAGTTCCTGCGTCCACGTGTAGGGTGTTGGTATCCACGGTCAGATTGGAAGAGATATAAACATTACCAACAACATGAAGGTTTGCACCAGGTGTTGTTGTTTGAATACCTACTCTATCATTCACAAAAAGAGTATCCAAGTCTACATTTAGACTTGTAGTCGTTAAGGATCCAACATTTGATGTACCGTGGACATCTAGCATGTATTGAGGTTGTGTAGTACCAACACCAACTCTATCAGTTCCAGCATCTACATGGAGGGTGTTAGTGTCCACAGTCAAATTTGAAGAAATATAAGCATTACCCTCAACATGCAGATTGGCTCCAGGTGTTATTGTATTGATTCCAATACTATCATTTTGAGTATTAACATATAGTGTATCTGTATCAACAATTAGACCACCAACATTTGATGTACCTAGGACATCTAGAGTGTATTGAGGTTTTGTAGTACCAATACCAACTCTATCAGTTCCAGTGTCTACATGAAGGGTGTTTGTATCAACAGTCAAATTAGAGGAAACATATACATTACCTACAACGTGAAGGTTTGCCCCGGGTGTTTTAGTGTTTATACCCACCTTATCACTCTGGGTATCCACATGGAGGGTATCTGTATCAACAGTCAAGTTTGAAGATACATATACATTACCTACAACGTGAAGGTTTGCCCCGGGTGTTTTAGTGTTTATACCCACCTTATCACTCTGGGTATCCACATGGAGGGTATCTGTATCCACAGTCAAGTTTGAAGATACATATACATTACCCTCCACGTGTAAATTAGCTTTGGGTGTGGCTGTATTTATACCAACACTATCCATTCCTACATCCACGTGTAAGGTATCTGTATCCACAGTCAAGTTTGAAGAAACATAAACATTACCAACAACATGAAGGTTTGCCCCAGGTGTAGTAGTTTGAATGCCGACTCGGTCATTTACAAAGAAAGTATCAGAGTCCACATTTAGACTTGTAGCCGTTAGGGTTCCAACATTTGAGGTACCATGTACATCCAAATCATACACAGGTTGGGTTGTACCAATACCAACTCGTTCATTTGAAGAATCTACATGAAAAGTCTGATTATGCACCGTAAGATTAGAACTGACGTAGGCATTACCAACAACTTCTAATTTATAGTGTGGTACTGTTGTTCCTATACCAACATTATTATTAATAGAATCAATATGAAAAGTGGTAGTATCTACATTCAGATTTGAAGATATATTTACATTACCTACAACATCAAAATCAACTGATGGTGCATCCGTATTTATACCAACGCGTTGGTCCACATGGAGTGTAGCGGAGTTTACATCTATAGTAGTTGATGTGAGGGCACCAACATTTGAGGTTCCATGAACATCTAGCTTATATTGAGGTATGGTAGTTCCAATACCGACTCTTTCCAATTGTGAGTTGACGTGGAGAGTGTCTGTATCCACAGTCAAGTTTGATGAAATATACGCATTACCAAAAACATCCAATTTGTATTTGGGTTGGCTAGTTCCAATACCAACATTATTAAGTCCAGTATCCACATGGAATGTTGTTTCATTTACACTCAAGTTAGATACAATATAGACATTTCCTTGAACATCTAATTCAGCTCTAGGTACTGTTGTATTTATACCAACTCTATCATTTTGAGTATTAACATATAGTGTATCTGTATCAACAATTAGACCACCAACATTTGATGTACCTAGGACATCTAGAGTGTATTGAGGTTTTGTAGTACCAACACCAACTCTATCAGTTCCAGCATCCACATGTAGGGTGTTAGTATCCACTGTTAGATTTGAAGAGATATAAACATTACCTTCAACATGAAGGTCCGCCCCAGGTGTTTTGGTGTTTATACCCACCTTATCACCTTGAGTATCCACATGGAAGGTATCTGTATCCACAGTCAAGTTTGAAGATATATAGACATTACCCTCAACATGTAAATTAGCTTTGGGTGTAGCCGTATTTATACCAACACTATCCTTCACTGCACCCACGTGGAGAGTATCTGTATCAACAGATATAGTTGTTATATAGGCACCACCATCAATAGTTATATTAGATGAAATATAGGCATTACCGACAACTTCTAGGTTAGACCCAGGTGTGGTTGTATTAATTCCAACACTCTCATTTTGGGTATAAACATATAATGTATCTGTATCAACAATTAGACCACCAACATTTGAGGTACCTAGAACATCTAGAGTATATTGGGGTTGTGTAGTACCAATACCAACCCTATCAGTTCCAACATCCACATGGAGGGTATCAGTATCCACAGTCAAGTTGGAAGAGACATAAACATTACCAACAACATGAAGGTTGGCCCCAGGTGTTCCCGTTTGAATACCCACACGGTCATTCACATAGAGACTATTAGATTTAACATTTAAAGATGTTGAATTAAGTTGTCCAACATTTGAACTACCATTTACATCAAGATTATATCTTGGTACCAATGTTCCAATACCAACAGAAGCCCTAGGTATGTCAACATGTAATATACCGTTAGACACAGTTAAATTAGATGATATGTATGTATTACCCTCAACATGCAGATTGGCTCCAGGTGTGGTTGTATTAATTCCAATACTCTCATTTTGGGTATCAACATAAAGTGTATCTGTATCAACAATTAAACCACCAACATTTGAGGTACCTAGAACATCTAGGGTGTACCCGGGTTGTGTAGTACCAATACCAACCCTATCAGATGCAGAATCAACTACCAATGTAGAATCATTCACATCTAAACTTCCAGAAATCATTGTATTTCCGGATACGACTAGGATATTAGAACCATAATCATCCACGTAAAGATTTGAACCAACATCTAGGGTATGCATTGGGTTTTTGTTCATCACACCAACATTGGACTCTGTATATAATCTACCGTACACATGAACATTTACATGTTGGGTCGTGAGGGGTGTAACTTGAAAATTTTCAGCACTACTTTGGGTGTAAGCAAAAATAATTTCATCATTAGATTCCTTGAAACCCAAAATAACATTAGCATTTGGTCTTTTCATCAGTAAACCTAAATCTAAATTCGTGTCAATGATATCATTATTACTGCCCAGCTCCACAATGGCATCCTTAACACTAAGATTTTCAGAGTCTATGACAGTTACAGTACCCTTAAAATGTGCATTTCCTTCAACAAAAAGATCCCTTTTAATTTCCACATTTCCATTCACGACAAGAACATTTGAACCGGTGTCATCTATAAATAAATTTGAACCCACATCTAGAGTGTGTAGGGCTTGGGCATTTGCTATACCAACATTAGCAGTCGTGATAAAACCAACGTGTGCATTTGTAAATTGAAGTGTGTTAGAAGTGACATTTCCATTATTAGAAACATTTTGTAGATTTAGTGATATAATATCATCAGCTATTGCACCAGAATCCATAATTTCTTTAGTATCTCTATTATATGACAAAAATGCAATACTTCTATCGGATGTGTCTGTATTTACGCGTAGTGGTGCCATATATATAGCATTTGGTCTAGTAGTGTCAAATGGTGCATCGGTAGCGTTGAAAACGATAGTATTTTCTCCCTGGTCATCGGTACAGTTTTTACCAAACCTAATCTTCTTTGACCGTTCTATTGTCGGTAAGTTCTTGACCATATAATATAGCCTGGTATTTTAATTTGCATAAAGAAGACCCGCAATACCATTCTCTATACGGAGTATATTGTAATTAACGGCGTAAATAGGATCGTTTATAGGCATAGTCTCACTCATAATCTTAGCAGAATTGAGCCGACTAAAGTTTAGGGTGCCAGTGGGTTGGAGTGAACTCGTGGATAGACAGAAACAATAGAGGAAAAAATCTGGGGAAGTCACGAAATTAGTGTGATAATAATTAGTCACATCTATGAAATGGGGTTTTCCCCATCTATAGTTACTGACATCAATACCATTTATATTTAATTTAACCTTATTGTTTGTTGACGTGAGGGCACCATCTGTAGTGGTATCCGAGGATGCTAGATATTTCACGGGATGATTAAATGAGAGTTCTTGAACAAGACTCCTAGATGGTAAACATTTTTGAACTTGGGTGATGAGGAGGTCATGCTTCCTAGATGCGATATTTCCCCTCTCATCATTATCCAAATAGTAATAGTTTGCGAAACACTCAACATTGTAGTCAGCAGCACTAGAACCCCAATAAATCCTAATCTCCACATTATGATAATTGAGCGCCACGAGGGGTATAGCACATTTGGGACCCTCACAAAAGAAAAAACGGAGGGGATAAAAATAAGAGCGTGAGCTCACACCTGGATGCGTTCCTAGGGCACTCATTGAAATATTTTGGGCAAAAGTATCTATAGCTATCTTCTCGGTGAATATAGAATCTTGTGTATCAACAACGGATCCACCAATCAAAAGTTCTACTTTATCTATGATGGTATCCCAACGCTGCACATCTAGGGCTTGGATTGTGTCGTCTAGGGTAAAGTAGACATAACCGAGAAGGTCACCAGATCTTTCAAATTGGACACTTGACATTGAATTGTTTTTCACCGCTCCATGGATTGTTTGCTTTTCAATGGATTGTGAAAAATTAGCATGCCTCTTGAACGTTGAACTAAAGAACGAAATTTCGGGATCACCCATGATATATTTATCCTGAGCTCCGATTGCGATCAATTGAACAATACCAGCAGACATGGTATACTATACTATACTAATTTAAGAAAATTGAGAGGCTATTCGTCTGCGGGTGATGAAACTCAAAATTAAATGATTAGGGTCGTTATCATCGTTTGGTGGTATAAGAATACCATTTTGGTTATATATTTTAACACTTAAGGTACTGAGATTTTGGAGAGGTTCTAAATATTGAGACACAATTGGATATTGATTTTCAAATATATGAACATAGGTATCACTAGAGTGTCCCTGTCCCTGTGATACAACAGCTTTGGAAATGAGTGTTGCGAATACACCCGTGACATTACTTAATGCGGGTTGACCACCAGGAACATTTGATGTTCTCTGATTTAAAATTGGGTCGACTTGAAGTTCATCAATATCAATGTATATATGATCAGTTGAAACTGTTGTGTGGATGTGAGAACCTATAAGTTTAGCTTGGACTACGTTGTTTAGGGGGGTTTGAAAATATACCTGAAAATTATTTGCACTGGACTGTCCAATTGAATCTACCGTGATGATAGAATATTCATAGTTTAGATCTGGGACTGTATGATTCGCTGTGTAGTATGACATATAGTACTACTTTAGATAATCATCCAACAGTTTTTGTTTTATATCCTCAAAGGTCTCTTTATCTATTTCTTTACATTCTAGTAGGGTCCTTAATTCCTTTATCTTCTCTACTGGGGGTTCCATAACAGCCACACTCTGTGTGTTCACTTCACACTTGAGACGGATCACTATAAAATTATGTCCATTGGCTATAACTGGATTCCTAATTGTCTGACCAGACTGATCCCAAATCTTTACTCTAAAGCGATCTATACTTCCAATTGGTGAAGTATATTTTGTCTCAACTGGATACTGACCTTTATAGACGATAATAGAATCGTTCCCACCTGGGTTGAGGGATACTGTCTCGGATATGAGACTCGCGAACGAATTTCTAATTTGTGTCATACCTGGTTGTCCTTCATATACATTTGATGTGCGCTCCATGAAATGAGAGTCTAATTCTTCTATTGATATGTAACAGTGTTCAGTGACTTCTGTAGTTTTGATATGGGCTGATATGAGTTTCGCCTCAACAATGTTACGAATGGGTTGTGCGAGATAGCACGTAAAGGTATTAGAACTGGTCTGACCAACTGTATCTAATGTGACGGTGTGATATTTATAATTTTTGGAATCTGAATCCATTTATATTAGTTTAGATAATTACAGGTTTGGTTTTCTACAGACAAAACGAATGATTAAAAAATTATTCTTGGGTGTGGGGTCTGATGGGACGATTGGATTTCCATCTTGATCTCGGATGACTACTGTAAATCTATCAATGCGGCGGATAGGATTGATATATTGCGTCACGATTGGATAGTTATCCTTGAAGACGACAGTAGTGTCAGTATCCTTTATGAGACTAGCAAACGAATTACGAAGAATGCTCAGATGCCCCTGACCGTCTTGTACATTTGAAGCTCTATCAGAAAAGTTTGTGTCCAATTCACTGATGGATATGTAGCAGTGTTCCGTAGAAGCGGTGGAATTAATTTGTGTGGCGATAAGACGGGCCTGAACAACATTTTTTAGGGGCTGGGGGAGATAACAAGTAAAAGCATTCGCACTAGACTGATCAACTGAATCAATCGTGATTGTGTGATACTCGTAATTGAGATCTGGTATTGTCTCTGTTTGGGAAGTAATGAGAGCCATATATAATTACATTAGATTAAAGATCCACCAATTCCATCCGAAATCTCATAACTGGCTAGGTCATCTACAAGCTTCTGGGCACCGCAGATGCCACCTGGGGTTAGACCCTTAGTGTAGGGGCTACCCTTCTCAGCACCTGGCACACAATCCAAAGAATTCTCGAGTTCGAATAGGGATTTCTCGGACACTGGTGTAATAACGATTGGCCTGGGTTGGTACTTACTGGAAGTGAAACCCTCCACCATGACTAGGAAGCAGATCATGAAGGTTAGGATAGCCATGTAGGTGAGAGCCTTGATATCAGTTTTATTGAGAGCAAACATTTACTATAAGTATACATTTTTTTAAAGTGCGTTAAAGATATTTTTTTTAGTTTCTACATAGAGAGTAGATGGACGAAGAAATCGTTTTAGATAGAGGACACACAAACATTATGAAGTTGGACGCTGATGAACAGGCCCTAATGGATGAGATTCACATTTCTGTACCACGCCAAAAACCTGTTCCTAGACCCAAGCCTTCTTCTAGGCCCCCAGTCCCCTCCCACGATCACCAGGAGGCTATGGATGCTTTTGTGAATCCCAATAAACAGTCTGCTCCAGTTCAACCCCAGGAGGATGAGGAAATTGATTATGGTGAGGATGAACCAATGTATGAAGATGATGACGATGCTGGTGTGAGTGTAGGTGGGCGAGAGGAGCAGCCATCTAAGGGGTACACCTCAATTGATGAGGAGAAGGCTGATCTCATTAATAAGCTTGGGCGCCTGGAAAAGAAGGGCTTCGCTGTGAATAAGCGCCTCAATGCATACTCCAGTCTCGAGGATCTGAGGTCCGAGGTTAAGCGAATAACATATAGCATTGATGTTGACCAATCTGTTCGTTTCTCAAGGCGAATGTTGATCGCCTGTGTGACTGGTCTTGAGTTTCTCAATAAGAGGTATAACCCCTTCGAGGTTCAGTTGGAGGGTTGGTCCGAGTCGGTGATGGAGAATGTTGATGATTATGATGGTGTATTTGAGGAGCTTTATGTAAAGTATCGTTCCAAGGTGAATGTCGCCCCTGAGGTCAAGCTGATTATGATGTTGGGTGGATCAGCTATGATGTTTCACTTGACGAATAGTATGTTCAAGTCTGTGATGCCAAATATGAATGATGTCATGAAACAGAACCCAGATCTCATTAAGAGTATGATGAGCGCTGTGCAAAACACGAATCGTTCACCACAACAGTCTGCCGCCTCCGATGCTCCCGTGGGTGGAACCGGTGGTCAGTATGAGATGCAAGGGCCTGGAGTTGATATCTCAAGCCTCATGGGTGGTATCATGATGCCACCCCCACCACCAATGAATACCTACACCCCACCCCCACAACAGGATGAGGATGATGACCTTTCGGATATTATTTCCATCTCAGGAGAATCTACCGGTGGTGATATTAAGCAAGTGAATGTGGATTCCTCAAAGGGTAAAAAAACGAGACGAAAAAAGAAGACTGAAATTAATCTCTAAATAATATATAAATGATAGCATATTGTCCATTGGATGAAGTTGAACCACCAATTAAAAAACAAAAAGCTGTTGAGAAGATCAAACCTGAGGAGCCCCAGGTTGGTCGCGAGGAGACTGAATTAAATTACGTCGTCATGGCTTTTATAGTCGGCGTAGTATTATTAGCCGTATCTGATTCCATCAAGGCGTAAGTATTTTAATTAAATCTATATTGGGGCCATAAAAACCCTCATAGTAAATTTAATAGTCAAAATGTTGAGAATCTACCTTCTGACCACCTATTATAAGATCAATCGTGGAATTGTAAAAGGGGTTTGATGAAATATTAATAACCTGCCCCCCATAGCTACCAACAGCCTCTAACCATATACCATTTATGATATCACCTAAAACTGGAATAGTTATTGATGAATCATCCGTAGTGATAGTCTTAATATATTTGGGGGCTTGGGAAAAGTTTGTATGTCTAGTAAACTTCTTACGAAAAAATGAATACCCCTCCTCACTAATGATATACATATCTTGAGCACCCTTAGATACGAGTTGTATCAATGCACCAGATATTTAATATGTAATCAGATTATAAAAATAAACACTTTCCCTGAGGAAAGTCGTTGGTAGTCTCTTCTACCTGTTTACCATGAATATTAAACCCACCTTGGCGATACACCTTGAGCCTCTTGAAGTACATCGCTGTAAAAATACACCATGGGTCATGGACATCATAAATATGCGGGTTATTCTTCTTACCTTTAGTCTCCCTCATGATACGACCAATACTTTGGGTAATATCTGATTTGGGTGAAGCTAGGATGACTGTATCTAGGGTTGGAATATCTAGACCCTCATGGGCTTGACTAAATGTAGCAAAAATAATCTTCTTTTCAGAGGACTCTTTGAGATCACTCTCCTTCATACCACCCATGTAAAGTCCAGAAGTTTTGGGAAAACAATTGTGGAGTAACTCACAATGTAGTCGTCTATCACTTAGGACTAGGAGCTGCCTCGTACCACTAGAAGCTTTCTTTACGAGTTCCACGAGCATTTTATTCCTTTCCCTATCCTCAACAACCTGGGTAATCATATTGGGCATTGAAATTTTACCATTTCTCATAGATGGTGGGGGATTCTTATAATTCATAGAATCAAACACAATTGGGAACACCTCCACCTGTTCCTGGTTCTTCCTCTCCACTGCAAAAAATGTGGGACCCATGAACCAGTGTAAAACCTTGGTGAGACCATCCTTCCTCTCTGGGGTTGCTGAAAGACCAAAAATATGTCTAGGACACAATTTGAATAAACTCTGACTGAACACTTTTGCACATATATGATGCGCCTCATCCACTATGAGGGTACCAATACTCTCAAAATCCGAAAAACTATACTCTTTTAGGGAGAGGGATTGGAGCATCGCAATGACAAAATCACACTCCACATCCTTTTTATCCTGTTGAACAACCCCAATGGTGGCACCTGGACAAAACTGTTGAATCCTCTCCTTCCACTGATCAGCTAGGAACTGCTTGTGCACAACAATCATCGTGCGATACCCCAACTTACATGCTATAGCCAGGGATACCGTCGTCTTACCATAACCACATGGTAGAGAAAGGACCCCATGCCCTGCTTTAATTGCTGCTGAGAGAGCTTCATTTTGGTGTGTAGCATCTCTGAGCTGTCCTGTAAATTTTGTTTTAATTTTTTGGGGCTCGGGTCTCTTATCTTGCTGGGGCTCTCCAAATAGAGAAGTTCCATAGAATCTTGGAACGCAGATTCCATTCTTAGTTGGTCTGAATACTTTAAAAGGTGGTGGAGGAAATCCATAGTCCCCGTTTACGAGAGGTCTTACCGTAAGTTCTTTTTTATTTTCCTGTAAAGAACACTCACTCACTAGGTATCCAGTTCTAGTGAGGGTAGTTATCATTTAGATATTTAAAGAATTTAAACTTTAAATGGATATAATGCCTACAGTTGATATTGAGGAGAATATCAAACAGATACAAGAGAAGATCATTACTCTAAACCAGGACATTTTCCGTCTCCAAGGTAGTCTACAGATGATGATGGATTTCAAAAATGGTGGTCTGACTACTATTGAGCTACCAAGAGATCCAAATCAAAAGGAGGATGAGGTCAGTACCCAAGAGAATCCCGAATAATCACCAACATTCCAAAAACCCTTAAATTCCACCTCTATTTCAACCTCGTTATCCCTTATAAGAGACTGTATAGGACATCCCTTAACCCTACACATGACTCTCCTATAACGGAATGGCACTTTGACTTTGAGAATCCTACCATCTAGGACATCATCCACTTTGGGATTGGTTAATAAATGAGCCTTGGAGGCATGGATCCGTTGTATAATTTCCATACACTTTTCTGGAATTATAAAACGAATATACTTTTTATTATTGAATTCATACATTGGCTCATATACCCTAGCTAGGAACTTCATTGATTCCTATTACGATATATGAGAATTAAAACTATAAGTATAACTAGGGTGATCGTAATCACTTGTGTCAATTTGATGGGCCTCAATGGCTCCCTCGTCCCAAATACTTCATGACTGAGGGACCGAGATACCTCTATGGCTGCCTCTATACTAGAATATGGTGTATATCTAGGTGACATCATGCCACATAGGGCAACTTGAGGACATTTTCCAAAATATGGAAGTTGTCCATGTAAACTGAGAACCCCTGAAGACTGAGTGAATACCCAAGTATCATTTTCCCATTCAGCACCCCAACCAATCCTAGAATCCACAGGTTGCTGTACCCCCAATTGTTCTATGACCCCCAATGTGAGTGAAGCTGGATTTTGAGATAAAATCTCTTTATTCAAATCACAGATGACACAAGAAATTGTTTTACCATCTGATAATACCTTGGGTTGTAAATTCCATTTTGTAGTGGCTGTAAATTCAATGTCAGATTTTAAAACTTGGGGCTCTTCGTAATCTAAAAGAATATTTATGGCACCGTAGGTACTACCACGCACTTTCTCATCAGCATCTGGACCCCAATTGTCACCCAAAAAGTTTAGAGCTGGACTATTATCTAGACATAGAAATAAATATCCATCGTTTATAATTCTCTCATCCGAAAATGTAGCCTCAAAGCCATCATCCAAATATTTGATATCCTTCAATTCTGTACCAAATACAAAATTAACACCAGCGTTTAAAAGTACCTCCTCCATAGCATCACACATCACCTTACCCGAAACCCTTTGGGTGTACATTTTTGAAAGTGCAGTGTGATTAATATTTTGTACAAACTCATATGCAGTCATAACGTTCCAAGTCACACCATCCATCACTAGGGGGAGGTGTTCTAGGAGGGCCCTACCCTTGTCAGATAAACTACCGACAGTATCACTGAGAGAAATAGACTTGTACTCTTCAGGTTTCATGAGAACCCTAGTAAATAAAGAAATAAGGGTACCATAATCCTGTACAGATAGAGAATTAAATGCAAACATGTATGTATCTTCTTTAGACACCTCCTCAAAAATGTCGTGCCACTTGATACCCATCTCACTAAAGAGGGATTGTGTGTTTATAAAAGCGCGGTCAAAAACTATTCTGTGTGCATGGAGATCTCTCGTATCCACATCGGGCTCCCACCAAGATCCACCAGCTGATATTTTTCTATCATAAATCGTTATATCGTGATCCCCAGACTTGAGTATTTCCCAAGCTAGGGACATACCCCCAGGTCCCGCACCAACTATATGAATCTTCATTCTACTTTTACCAGAGATTTTAAACAAATCCAGTTTTTTTACGCTCCTCTGGAGTCTTTAACGCATATAGTATACCAACGAAAATGAGGGTTGATATCATAGCATATTCAATGTCTTGGGTGGCACTGAAAGCGATCAACATTATAGACATTAAGCGAAACGCGGGATATGAAAATAATTGTTCAAGTCTTTTGGGAATTTTAACAGCATTACCAGAAAATATACCTTGATACAAAATAATTAATGAAAATAGGATAGGTTGGGCTTTTATGATATTTTCAATTGGTGAACTAATAGGTCCAAAAATACTCGCTACTTTGGTCATTTACAATAATCAATTTTTTATTTTTAGGCGTTTCAATTTTTCCTCAAACTCCCTCCTCTCCCCAGGTGACTCAATTTGGATACCAGTTCTGATAGCTTCAATCTCTAGGGATGTTAGGTGCATCCCATTCACCCTATAATCCCTAAATGCCTCCATAGTAATAGGTACTAGGGGTTTTACCAATTTAAAAATTGCATTGGCATACTCCTGAATTTCTTTTTGAGCGTGGCTATCCATCCTCAACTGAAGATAATGAAGGAGATTATGGAGGTTAATTTTCCAATAAAACTCTGTGTATGTGGACTGTGGGAGAATTCCACGACTCTGCTCACGACAGCACCCCTGTTCCAACATATCCTCATATGTATTGAATACATCACTAAGATGATCCGAAACCCTATCAGTTAAACCTGTATCAACATCCACAACACCCTCAGAACCTTGGTGATTCACTTGGGATTGACCCCTAAGGATTTCAGGTTCATAGTATTCCTTGGGGACCACAGAGTATCTGGCTGACAATTCATTGATACTCGCTGTGCGATGTCTCATGTGCTGCCTAGCGATGTAGATGGGCATCTTGATGTGAAATTTAAATTCTACCATCTCGAACGGCGTCGTAT